ACGACCCGGAGAGCTACTTCGGCGTGGTGGAAGTCGGACGCGCCATAGGTGGGGGCTGGCGGGCCTTCGACCTCGAAGGTGATGCCGTCGAAGATGATCCGGTCGTAGCCGCTGATGCCGGCCTGGTTGGTGAACAGCGTCCAGCGGCGCTCGAGCGGGTCCCGACCGTCGGCCAGCGGCTCGGCGGCGGTGTCCTGCTGCATGCGGCCCGTGATGCTGGTGCCGGAACCGTATGTACGAACTGTGTTGCCGTAGGTGTCTGTCGACGTCGACGGCGCGATCCACGTCACGGTGTGGATCAGCAGCGACGCGGGAATGGCCCCGGTCACAGCCGCACCTGCGCGGAGCCGGCTTTCTGCCGGTAGTGGGACAGTGCGTCCTTGTCCGCCTCGGTCAACCGCACCGACACACCGGGCGACCCGCCGCCGCCCTGCTGGAAGCCGTAGGAGTATTGGCCGATCCGTTCGGTGTTGAACCCCTCAACCTGCGACGGGGACAGCAGTGTCCGCAGCACCACGTCGGAGCAGACGCCGATCACGTCGTCCGGGATCGGGGCGCCGCCATGGTCGTAGACCACCCGGAACCCTTCCGGGCCGGATGTCCACGGCCACCACGGGTCGCCGATCCAGCCGAACAGCCCGACGGTTGTGATGTCGATACGGTCCAGCCCGTCCCACGTCCAGCCCGACAGCGGATCGCCCACCGTGCCGTCGCGGAGGATGCCGCGCACCTCCGTGACCGCGGTCACCGGCGTTTGCGGCAACATCAGGAACGCGCCGACCGGCCGCAGGACCACCACGTCGTCTTCGACCCGGTCGAAGACCTGCCCGGTGTAGCGGCGGATCAGCGCCGACGCCCTTGCCAGGTAGGCCACGGCCCGGGTCTGTTCGGTGGTGGTGAGCGCCCGGCCGAGGCTCGCTTCCAGGTCGGAGATCTGCGCCAGCGGCTGCAGCCGCGGCGGGTCGGGCAGCACGTCGAAGTAGCCGTGCTCGACGCTGTCCGGGTTGGTGGTCACCCACGCGTACAGCCACCGGCCGGCGGCGGCCACCGGGACGTTGGCCTGATACACGCCCGCCGACGGGTTGGCCACTGACGGTGTGGTGTCGTCGCCGGCCGGGTCGGTAACGGTGATGACGACCGTGTCCGGGTCGGTGAGCACCCCGCCGACGAGGACGGTAGTGGTGACGGTGACGTCGTCGCCGATGTCGGTCATGCGGCACCAGTCCTTTGCGTGACTCGGGGTGTAGCGCGGGGAATGAGCGATGTGCCATTCCCTGCGCTGGTCGCGTGGACCGGGGCCATCACCCGGCTGGTGACCTTCGGCGCCGGGATCAGGTGGGTGGTGAGCTTCAGCGACTCCACCGTGTGGGCGTGGCTGGCGTCGGCGATGACGAGGTCTATGTCGTTGCTCGAGCCGAGCGCGATGTTGTCCGCGGTGTGGCCGTGAGCGGCGTCGGCGATCACCAAGTTGTGGACCTGCGTCAGCGCGAGTCCGTCGGAAAGGTGGGCGTGAAGGGCGTCGGCGACGGCCAGGTTATGAACCTGCGTCAGGGTCAAACTGTCCGCGACGTGGGCGTGGGCAGCGTCGGCGATCACCAGCTCGGTGGCGCTGTTGACCTGGCACTGCTCGGCGGTCTGGGCGTGGGCCGCGTCCTGGATGACGAGGCTGTGCACCTGGGTCAGCGCCAGGTTGTCGGCCGCATGCGCCTGTGCCGCGTCCGCGACGGTCAGGTTGTGGACCTGGGTCAAGGCCGTGGCGTCCGCGGTGTGCGCGTGGGTGGCGTCCGCCACGGCCAGCTGGTGAACCTGCGTGAGCGTCAGGTTGTCGGCGCTGTGCCCGTGAGTCGCGTCGGCGATGACGAGGTTAACAGCGCCGCTCTGCTCCTCGAGCACCACGTTGTCCGCGGTATGGGCGTGCACCGCGTCCGCGACGATCAGGGTCGGCACGTGGACGAGGACCACGTTGTCGGCCGCGTGCGCGTGACTCGCGTCGGCGATCGTCAGGTTATGAACCTGGGTCAGAACCAGGTTGTCCGCGGCGTGGGCGTGCGTGGCGTCGGCCACCGCGAGACTGTGAACCTGCGTCAGGACTACGTTGTCGGCCGCGTGCGCGTGAGCGCCATCGGCCACAACGAGGGTGACGACCTCTTTCGGCCGGACCGCGATGGTTGCGGCCCGTTCGATTTCGGGCGAGGTGTCGGTGGTGAACGAGCCGGGGTTTTCGGCCGAGGCGTTGAGGCCACGGAACGCGACCGCGATCTGGCATGCGCCGATCACGTCGCCACCGGCGATCGAGGATTCGGCGTAGTCGGTGTAGCTGGCCGGGGCGGACGTGATGCCGCCCCACGATCCTGTCAGGGACGTCTGTCCACCGGCTGCGACCGCGATCCACAGCGTGTCCTCAGCACCCCAGCCGGCCGGATCAAGGTTGGGCGGGTCTTGTGCTGTTGTCGCCGTCTCCGCGCTGAACGCGGAGACGGGGATGGTGGTTCCATGCCAGTTCTTGACCGACATGAGGAACATTGCGGAGCGGCCCGATATGGATGATGTGACAGTGAACGTGCCTGTCTCGGTGCCGTCGCTGATCTTGTAGGCACAGCCCATCGCCATAGACGGGTTCACCGCCGACGAGCTGTCACCGAATTCGCTGAACCCACCACCCCACGCCGAAAAAACGTTACCCGTGGCGCTGGCTTGGTAGAGGACGATGACTGCGATGAGCAGGTCGCCTGCCGCATTGTCGAGTGTTGTCAGGCTCCCGAACGTGTGCGTTGTTGTCGCCGTCCCCTGGACAGACGGGATGAGCGTGTTTGCACCAGTGGTGGGGATGGTGGGGAAGGCCATCAGCGAACCACCAATCCACTGTTACCACTCAGGCAGGATCGGCGATCTCGATGTCCCAGGCCGGGAAGTTGACCGTGTTGCCGCTGGTCAGTACCTGGCTGGTGCAGGTGGTCACGTACCGCACGACAGACCCGTCGACGAGGGCGATGTCGACGGCGGTGCCGCTCGCGTCCACCGGTACGGCCGACTTGGCAGCGACGGTGACCTTACGACCGTTCGTGTCGCCGTTCGCCTTGCTGAAGTCGCCGCCGGCCATGGCGACGTCGGCCAGCGAGGCGGCGCTCACCTCAGCCAGCGTCGGGGTGGCGTCGAGCGTGGTGCAGGCGTGCATGACGGTGGCGCCAGCGATGTAGTCCAGCGCCGCGTCCATCACAAGATCGTTGGCCCACTTAGACATTCGTCACGGCTCCTTCTCTAAGCGCCCGGACGGTTAGCGCGTCGGTGGGCAACTGTTGCTGTTTCCACTTCAGGTAGGCGGCTTCGTCGCGGTTCCACTGCTCGCGGCCGTTGACCCGCTGGTACTGCTTGTCCATCGGCGCCAGACCGTTGCCGTAATGCCGATGCTGGATGAGCACGTCGGACAGGTAACGGATGCAGCCCGCCGCGTTACCGAGGTCGAGGATCGCGTTGTCGCAGAACAGGTGCTCCACCCGGGCGGGAACCATCCTGCCGAGGGCGCGCACAATGTCCGCCGTCATGGCCCAGTGCGTGGGGAGCTTCTCATCCATGTAGTCGTCGCGGGCGTACACGATCCCCGCGCCAAGCTCGCGCAGCGTCTCGACGTAGCGCTGAGCCCAGCCGACGGTGACCGGCATGTGGTCGTCGCCCATGAAGCCGAGGGCGTAGTACGACCCGGCCTCCGCCACGGCGGCGAGGTCTAACTTGTGGACCATCGGCCGCCAGACGTCAGCGACCGTGAGCCTCGCCCCGGCCAAGTCCAGCGCCTGGTAGCCGGGCAGTGTCGGGTCGTCGGCGTCGACGGCGACGAGCACGTCGGCAACATCCCACGCGCCGGTGTCGGCCCAGGCTTGCAGCAGCCTAGCCGCGTTGGCGGGCCGCGAGCGGGACGGAACGATGACGAGCAGATCGCCCATCACGCCTCCAGGTAGGCGAAACTCGGGGAGTCGACCTCGAGCCGCTGCCACGGGTTCCCGGCCGGATCAGTTGCGTGGACCCGACCGGGCACGGTCCACGAGGACCGGCTCTCAATCCAGTCGTAGTGGTGCAGCACCTTGTCGACCACCACCTCGGTGCGTACCCGGCCGCGCAACTGGGCCACCCACGCCACGTCCTCGGGGCCGCCGCGGCGGTCCAGGAACGAGGCGGTGCGGGCGATCTCGGTGCGGATCGGGTTGGCGTGCGTGATGTCACGCAGGTACGTTCCGTCGTCGGACTGGCTCCACCGGCGGTGCCGCAGGGATAGAAGACCGAGCTGGTGGGGTCGCCCGTTCTTGCGGACCTCCATCGTGAAGCCGACCATGTCCGGTCGCTGGTCGAGCGCCTCGAGGATCGAGGCGACGTAGTCGTCCGCCACCCAGTCGTCATCGTCGAGCCAGGACACGTAATCGGACTTGGCGGCGTCCAGGAGTGCCTGGCGTTTGGCCGCGATCGCGGCGAGCGCGCTGCCCAGACGTTTCGTCATCTCGCCCGTATCCCAGTAGGCCAGCACGTTGACCCGGCCAGCTGCGGCGTCGACCTGCGGCAGCAGCCCACTGAGCAACCGGGCCAGCAGGTCCCTGCGTTGCCCGATGGTGGCGATCAGGATGGTCCAGGTGGTCACGGGCCGGCCACGAAGAACGTGTCGGCGAACGAGGCGAAATACTGGCGCGGCGCCTCGTGCAGCCACTGCAGGGCCGGCACCCAGCCGTGCCCGGCCATGTAGTCGCGGACGTGGGGGAAGTACCCGGCATGCTGGTTCGGGTCGATGTTCTGCGTTTCGATGACGACCACGCTGAGCCGGGACAGGTCGGCGCTCATCAACGCATCCAGTTCGGTGCCCTGCGTGTCGACAACGAGCATGTCCGCGTCGCCCTGAATCTCGGCCACGGTCACGACCTTGACCTCGACCCGGCTGGTGATCGCCTTGCCGTGCGGCAGCGGGGTGGTCGCGAGGGTGGACCAGACACTCGCATCCGTGGCGCGGCTCAGCAACGCCGTGCCCGGCTGGGTGGCGCAGGCAACCTCGAGCACCGGCAGGTCCGGGTAGGTTTCGCGCAACGTGGCCGCCACGTCGGGGTCGGGCTCAACGAGGGTGACCTGTTCGATGCCGGCGCGTCGGTAGTCGGGGACCTCCTGGCCGAGGTTCGCGCCGACGTGGAGCACGTGTTTGGGTGTGAGGCCGAGGTCGGCGAGCGCCTGCGGTAGTCGACGGAAGCTCCACGAGTCACCCGTGCCGGCCAGCTCGACAACCTTCACGCCGCCCACCTCTCTGCAAGCTCACGCATGATCGTCGGGATGTCGCAGGTCTGCACCCACTGCGGATAGTGGCCCCGGAACTTGGCCATGTCGCTGATGTACCAGATGTGATCGCCGCGGCGGGGCTGGTCAAGCGTCTCGGTCTTCGCGGCCCGACCGGTGATCTCCTCGGCCAGGGTGAGGGCTTCGAAAACTGAGACGTTGGCGTGCCGCCCGCCGCCGAGGTTGTAGACCTCGCCCGGGTGCGGGTCGCGCCAGAAGTGCTCGAACGCGGTCACCACGTCGCGGGCGTGGATCACGTCTCGGACCTGTTTGCCGCCGTAGCCGATGACCCGGTATGTCTCGCCGGCGCAGACGCAACGCACCAGGTAGGCGAGGAAGCCGTGCAACTCGGCGCCCTGGTGGCCGGGGCCGGTGAGGCAGCCGCCGCGGAACACGCCGGTCCGCAGGCCGAAGTAGCGGCCGTACTCCTGGGCCATCACGTCCGCCGCCACCTTGGACGCGCCGAAGACGGAGTGCAGGCAGGAGTCGATCGACATGTCCTCGTCGATGCCGTTCCACCCGAGCGCGGGCTGCGTGAGGGCGTACTCGTACCGCGTGTCGAGTTCCTCGAGGGGCAGGTCGTTGGGCCGGTCGCCGTACACCTTGTTGGTCGAGCAGTGGATGAGCACCGCGTCCGGCGCGTACAGCCGGGTCATTTCGAGCACGTTGAGCGTGCCGACCGCGTTGACGTCGAAGTCGGTCAACGGTTCGCGGGCGGCCCAGTCATGCGAGGGCTGGGCGGCGGTGTGCACCACGAGGGCGATGTCGTGGCCGTACTTGCGCCACAAGGACTCGATGCCGCCACGGTCGCGCACGTCGAGGTCGTGGTGTTGGTAGCCGGGCACGCCGAGCTGAAGGCCCCGCGACACCGCCCCCGTGGACGCCTCAGCGCCGAAGAACACAGCCCGCATGTCGTTGTCGACGCCCACCACGTCCAGGCCGAGGGCGGCGAAGTGCCGCGCCGCCTGGGAGCCGATGAGCCCACCGGAGCCGGTCACGACAGCGACAGACACGCCCGCTCCTCGATCAGCGCGCGCATCGCCGTGGCGTCGCCGCGGGCGTCGGTGTACCGCTCGCACATCGCCTTGCCCGCCTGCCACTGCGGTGAGCCGATGCCCCGCTTGTCGATGTGCCAAAGGTCGTACAGGGTGCCTTCGTGGCGGGCGGTGCCGTAAAAGGTGTCGACGGCGCACCAGAAGGCGGTGTCCTCGAAGCCCCAGTTCGTGAACCGCTCGTCCCATCCGCCGACCGCGGCCCAGGTGTCCCGGGAAACGACGACGCACCCGCCGACGCTGAACGGGTTGACGTGCCAGACGCGGGCCGTGACCGGCTCGTCGCCTTGGTGGATGGCGTCGCTGCCGTCCTGGGTCAGCAGCCTGACCGCGGTGTAGGGCAGGTGCAGCATCCCGTCACCGGCGGCGGCGACGGCCGCTCGTAGCGGTTCCGGTTCGGCGATCGCGTCACCGTCGCACACGACCACGATGTCACCGCCTTGGGCGACGCCGCCGTTGCGGGACGCGGCCCGGTTGAACGGCTGGTGACCGGAGTCGAAGACACGGATGTCGGCGTCGGGCAGTGCCGCCCGCATCGCGGCCAGGCAGACCTCAAGCCGGCGCGGCTTGTGCGTGCGCGACGTCCGCCAGGGCACCACGACCGAGGGCCTCGACACTCGCGACCCACCTCTCGTCGTCTTCGATGTGCATGCGCTGCTGTTCGGCCGCGCGCGCCAGCGCCCGCTCGCGCGCGCGCGCGTAGACAGCCGGGTCCTCAAGCTCACGCAGGGCCTTGACCCAGGCGTCGGTGTCGGTGCGGTCGATGAAGATTCCGGCGTCGCCCAGATTCTCGATCAGGCCGACGGTGGGCTGTGCGATGACCGGGATGCCGGAGCACAACGCCTCCGACGCGACCCGGCCCCACGATTCGTAACCGCTGGGCACCAGCAGCACCCGCGTGCGTGCCCACACCCGCTCGCGCATCTCGCCGTTGGGCACGTGTGGCAGGACTTCGGCGTTGGCCAGCCCGGTCATGTCCTGTTGCGGCCCGTAGCCGCCGGTGACGCCGAGGAA